CGATGCGCACTTGCAGGCCGCTGACACCGAGCACGGTGATCTTGATGTCATCGTTCAACATGATGGTTTCGTGTACGCGGCGGGTCAGAATCAACATTGTCCTTCTCCTTGTTGTTTTGGTGGGCATTCCCGGTACTGCGCACTGCACGTTACATATCTCGTACAAATCTGAACAGATGTTGAACGCAATATAATTAAATCCCTTCGCGCCCTGTTCGTTCCCCAAGGTGGGGGTTCAAGCGCTTGCAGGGGCCGGCCAGGAGCTGGCCCCTTTTTTGCTCCCACTGGCGTGCGAGCCCCTCAGAATTGGCCTTGAAAAAAGCCGCTTCCGATCACTCCACGCAATGGGGAAATCCCGGTTTCCCGGCTCCCACTCCCAGCTGGCGTTCCGCGCTTTCGAGGTTATGCGTTACAAGCGCCCTCGGCCCTTCTCGGCGCACGGCGGGGGTAGGTTTTGGGACAGTCGACGGCGCCTGTGTCTGGGTAATACGCCGCCCTGCCATTGCCTTCTCGACCTGTTTCCAGGTTCGTACCTCCCGGCTATACCGACCACCCTGAGAAGATCCCCTTGTGGGTGGTTTTACGCACTGCGGCCCAATAGGCGAACGAACGCCCCATCTTGATCCAGACGCGCAATGGAAGGGTTACGGGGTGAGGCGGGCATGGTTGAACACGCGATCAATTTTCGCGTATACTTTTTAGACCCGGTCTCGTATCCCGCCCTTGTTAAGCAGAATTCCCCGAGACCTTGGCTGGCGGTACTTGCAATACCCACCAGCCCGAAAAGCCCTCGCCTCAACAGCGGGGGCTTTTTCGTTACTGGTCAATAGGATACGGAGCATTTAGGTAAAAAGACAACCAAGCCTCCGTCTTTACCCCCCTTGACATTCACAAAACTGCCACGAAAAAACACCGTTTGTCGGACAATTTCTGGCGCCAAAGCCTTGTCAGAAAAGGTTCCCAGCACAATCGAAAAAAATAGTTAAAAAAGTTTCAACGGAGGGCAAAACACCCGCTTTTGAGGCCTCCATTGCCTCAAAATCGAGGCAATGCAAAATTTTTTCGCGATCCTGACCTAGTCTTTAACCCAAGGCCGCGAGTGTTTTACCCATCCGAAGACGGCCGAGCTGATTTTCTGCATAGGTCTCCCCATGAGCGAAATCACCCCTGAAGCGCTGGTACTCTACCGGCTGGACGAAGTACGCGAATCTGTTGTGGTGGCGGGGGTTTATACCCACCGCGACGAAGCCGAGGCCCACCTGGCCAGCCTGCCCGACAGCACCCGTGCGTTGATCGTACCGATGACCATGGCCGACGCCCTGACCGCCCTGCGCGAGGAAGGCAAAGGCGAGTTTGAGCACATCTTTGAACAACGTCTGTCCCGCCTGGCCGAGCGTGTCAGCCAGCTGACTGCCGTGGTCGCCGCGAAGAAGGTGGCGTGATGGCGTTGATCACCCGCACACCGGAAATCGACAAGATCATCGCCGAGCTGATCGGCATCGAGGGGGATGGCCATGGCAGGATTGACCCTAATGACGCCGGAGGAAGTACGCGGTGGGGGGTGACCGAAGCCGTGGCCCGCGCTGACGGCTACAAAGGGGCGATGAAAGACTACCCCCGCGACAGCGCCGAGGTGCTTTACCTGCGCCAATACTTCGTCGCGCCGCACTTCGACCAGGTGCTGCTGCGCAGCCGCCCGTTGGCCGCCGAGCTGTTCGAAATCGAGGTCAACCTGCCGCCAGGTCAGGCCGCGACCTTCCTGCAGCGGGCGCTCAACGCACTGAACGACCCGGACGGTGACGGTAAGGTAAACTACCCGCAGCTGAAGCCGGACGGTGACCTGGGGCCACAGAGTTTTATCGCCCTGGACGCCTTTCTGGCGTTGCGCAAGGCCAAGGGCGAACACTGCCTGCTGGCCCTGATCAACAGTCAGCAAGCCGTGTATTATCTCGGCCGCACCGAGGACAGACCCAAAAATAAGCGCTTTTTCTTTGGGTGGGTCGATCAGCGGATTCAAATCGCGTAACCCACCTGAAAAGGATGAACCCCATGGATTTAAACGACAAAGAAGCAATGCTGCGCCGGGTGCGCGAAAGCGCGGCGCAGGACCCCGAAACCCTGCGCCGCATGAACCAGATGCGCGGCATGCTCGATGGCGCGCAGACGATCGCGGACCTCGTCGCCGCCTACCGGGCGGGGTGCATGCCGCCCAACGCCTCGGTCGACCAGATCCGCGAAACCGAACAGGCGCAGTACGCGATCTGTCAGACGATCGTGAAAATGATGCTGGACAAGTTCCGCGAGGGCGGCGATGCGCCGCAACAGTGGGTCGACGCGATCCTGGCCGAAATCGACCAGTACGCAGCGCAGCGCATTGCCATGATGATGGCCCGCCCGGACGGGCAGACCGGGCACTGATCCGCCGAACATGAATTGTGAGTTGTGAATTGTGAATAAGCAAAAAGCGCCACGGGTCAGGGAGTCGATGACTGAGCAACAGGTGCTCGATCAGGGCTACCAGTACGCCCGGCAGCTGCCGGACGGCACCTGGATGGCCGTTGCCCAAATGGCCTACAACGGCCGCCTGTTCTTCGACCTCAACTATTGCAGCTTTGAAGCGTGCTACTGCTACAAAACCGTGGCCGACGCAATCCTCGCGATGCTGGCGTTTGACCCGGAAGTCGACGAAGAACCGCAGGGTTGGTTCAAAGACCCACTCACCAACCGCATCCGGCCTGACGGCGACAAGGCGCGGGAAACCATCGGCTACCCCACCTACGACTGACGCGGCTCCAGCCCCTCCCGCGCCTTGGCCAACAGCTGGGCGCGGCGGCGCTGGTTGCGCCATGCCAGGTACCGCGCCGTCAGGCGCATCAACACGACGCTCAAAGGGGTCAGCGCCAGGTACACCAGCAGCAAGGCAATGGCGAGCAAGGCGATCACGGTCTTGAGCACGCCCGTTACGATTTGCAGCACACTAATGAGCAAACGCCGCACCCAGCCGCCGCCCGTCCCCAGCTCGATCGGTTCAGCCTGCCCCTCCACCCGGAAGGTTTCGGGCTTGACCAGCAGCGCCCAAATCGCCCACACCATCGTCAGCCAGCCCTTGAACAAGCCCCGGCGGGGGCCAACCATTTGCAGTGCCACGTAGTCGGTCAGTTTCATTCGAACATTGCCCCTCTGATGAGTTCGTGGCATTGGGTTTGGGTGTACAGACGCTTTGACCCGAGGGGCACCCAAACCCCGTCAATCCGTAACCGGTAGTACCGGCTCCGCTGGTTCAAGATGACGGGTTCGCCGTCGCTGTTGTCAAATTCCTCGGTCGGAAACTGTAGCGCCGAGAACAGTTCGAACTTCCTGGCGCTGCCGTTTCGCCGAACCCGTACCACCGTGTCGGGTTTCCGTACTTCTCCCATTTCAGCCCTCCAGGACCGAGTAAAACTGAACCAGACCTATACTGGAAAATACCTTGCCGCGTATTTGCGGCAAGTCAAGCCGGGTGCAGGATACAGCCAGAGGCCGGATTACCGGCCCGCCGTCCACAAGGACACTGTAGCACCCGGGGTTTGCGACCTTGGGGGCACCATCTTGTCTCAACAATCCAGTGTGATTTCTCGCACGGGGCGCGGCTCCGGCATGTCTGCCGAAGAAGAAGCGTTCCAGCAACTCGCCGCCAGCCTGATCAAACTGCCCTTCAACCCCGTCGTGTTGTGCGGCTGGCGGGCGTTTGCGCAATGGCTGGAAATCCTCTCCGGGCTGAGCCTGGTCACCGATGGCATGGCCGCCGATGGCCGCGGCCCCGCCGAGTTCATCAAACAGGCCACCGCCTGCGGCTGGGTGCGTTTCGAACTGACCCGCGAAACCATCATGGTCCGCTCAAAAATTGCCTACACCGTCGAACCACAACCGGTGCTGCTGATGCAGTCGACCGGCCTGGACCCGGACGAAGTGCGGTTCTACGACAGCAAAATCTTTGGGCGGGCCTGACATGAGCGAACTGTCTGATTTCGACGCGCCGGCCGTGCTCAAAGCCCCGCCGGAACCGCCCAAGCTCGAAGGGTTGCAGCCGATGCCGGACGCCCTGGAGGCCCGCGACGGCCCGCTTGTGGGCATCAGCCCGCGCTCGGCGATGTTCGCCGAGACCGACATGGGCCGCACCGCCACCGGCCTGAGCGTGTTCATCCACGACTTCCTGCCGCGCCTGAACAAAGAGCAGCTGCACAAGCTGGTATCGGCCCTGCCGGCGGGAACTTTAGAGGTGACCGGCCAAGGCTACGGCGCCGACTTCTCGCTGGCCGATGAAATGGGCCTGCAGATCGTCGCGGTGCAGAACTTGCGGCAGCACGTTTTCCCCAACGGTCACTTGCGCGAAGGCTGCAACGTGCGCGAGGCCAAGGAAGTGCTCACCACCTGCAACATCATGATCAAGACCCTGATGGATAACCACGCCCGGATCATGTCGATGGAACGCATGCGCGCCGTCGAAGCGGCGACCGTGGACATCCTGGTCGAGCTGAAAGATGAACTGAAAGAGAAGTTCCTGGAACGCCTGCGCGTTCGGCTGGAGGGGCTGCAATGAGCAGTGGCTTGCGCCCCGAGCTGGAAGTGTATCTGGAGCGTCTGCGCATGCAGGCCTATGACGCCCGGGATTTCAGCGGCATCCCCAAGTGGCTGACCAACCACACCACCGACCCGAAAGACCCGAGCCGGCCGTGGACCTTCCATGAACACGAATACCAGCCGGAGATTCTGGCCGACACCACCGAAGACGTGTCGATGCAGAAGTGCAGCCAGGTCGGCGCCTCGGAAATCTGGATTCGCATGATGTTGGCGATGATGGCGATCGCCAAGAAAATCACCATCATCTACATCATGCCGACCTCGGCGCTGGCCAAGCGCTTCGCCCAAGGGCGGATCAACCCGGTGTTGACCGACTCCCGGACCCTGAGCGCGATGGTCGACAAGGATCTGAACAACAACGAGCAGAAGCGCATCGGCCGCTCGCTGCTGTACATCAGCGGCACCTTCGGCAGCGTGTCGGCGATTTCGGTACCGGCGCAGGCGCTATTCCGTGACGAAGTGGATTTCTGTAACCAGCGGGTACTGACCACCTTCGATTCCCGCCTTGGCCACAGCAAGGAAGGCGAAGGCCTCAAGCGCAGTTTCTCCACCCCCACGGTGTTCCGCTACGGCATCAACCTGATGTTCGAAAAGGGCAGCCAAGCCCACTACGCCACCAGGTGCCCGCACTGCCACCAGTACATGATCCTCGACTACTTCCGCGACGTGGTGATCCCCGGTTACGACGGTTCGCTGCGGGATTTCGAACGCTCCGACCTGCTGAACCCGGCGATCAACATTCAAGACGCCTATTTCCTCTGCTCGCTGTGCCGGCACAGCCTCAAGCATCGCGACTTCATGAACCCGGCCCGCCGGCAGTGGATTCACACGTTCCCCGACCGCACCGACAAGCACAGCTACCAGGTGGTCCCGATCGACGTGCCGGCGATCAACCCGCTGGCGCGCACGCTGGCCTTGCTCGGCGAGTACGAGAACAAAAAGGACTGGGTCAACTTCAAGTTGGGCTTGCCGTTTGAGGACGCGCAGTCGTCGTTCCTCGACGAAGAAATGGTCAACTTCGCCACCACCCTGCACATGCCGCGCCCCGAAGACACCGAGTTCACGGGCCTGCGCCTGACCTCTGGCACCTACCTCGGCCTCGACGTGGGCAAGACCTGCTGGCTGACCATCACCCTGCCCAACGATCGCGGCGGCGAGGATGTGCTGTATCAGGAACGTATCCGCCAGGACGGTGACAACTACGTCGGCAAGCGCACCATGCTGCTGTTCAAGCTGTTCGGCTGCGTGTGCGGGGTGGTCGACTCTGGCCCCGACTCGACGCTGGCCCAGCACCTAGTCAAGGAAGGCGGCGGCCTGATCTACGCCTGCCGCTACCACACCGGCCCGGCGAAAACCCTCAAGACCCTCGACGTACTGATTGCCCGCGACGAAGTCGAAGGCCTGGTGACGGTCAACCGCACCGCGCTGTACGACAACCTGGTGCGCCGGGTCAACAAAGGCCACACGCGCCTGACCAAGAACAGTTCGGAATACGAGCTGGCCAGATCCCACTTGCGGGCGTTCAAGCGGATCGAGACCCACGACCAGGAAAGCGGGGAAACCATTGTGCAGTGGGTCGCCACCGCGGATGACCACTACACCCATTCGCTGGGCTACGCCGACGTGGCCCGGCGGATCATTTCCGTACCGCCCAAAGAGCTGGTGGTGCCCTACATCCCGACCCTCGGCGTGGTGCGGCTCAAGTCCGAAGAAGACCTAAAGGACGAAACCGGCCTGTGGCTACCCCCCGGCTTTAAACGGTAAACCCCTGAGTATTGCGGGTTTTTTTGGCTACGCAACCACCGTTTTGGAAACCACGTCTACGCTTTACGAATAAGAGCGGGTTTCACCATAACCGCCGGGCCTTTGGGGGGCCAACACAAGTGCCTTCAGCAATCTCGCAACCTATTGTTTTGCCGCGCTCGCTCGTGAATAAAGCCGTGACTGAAACGGTCTTTGATCGCGCCGGGGCGGACCAGGTTGTGCCCCGAGATAACCGCCAAACGGTCAACGAAGCGATCAGTGCCAGTCGGGCACGCAATAACCTGATCGGCTCGATCCGCGACCTGTATTCCCGCGAAGGGACGTTCTCGTCGGCGGCCTTCAGCTTTGTCGAAGTGGCCCTTTCGGGGTACAGCGCCAAGGCCTACAACACCCAAACCGGGCAGTTCGATCTGGCCGGCAGCCTCATGGCCCGGCAAATCATCGCCGGCTTCGACACCCTGTTTGACTACAGCCAGGGCTACGGCGACAAGACCAGCTTTGAAAGCCTGCTGGAACAGTCCCTGCTGGAAGTGGTGCTGACCAGCGCCCTGTGCCAGGAGCTGGTGCTGGATAAGGCGCGCTTCCCGACCAAGATCAACACCATCCCCTTTGAAACGATCGACTGGAAGAACGTCGGCAGCGGCCCCAAGGCCAAGAAAGTGCCGCAGCAGAACCGCAGTCAAGGTGACCCGGTAGTGCTCGACACCCCCACGGTGTTCATCAGCGAACTGCATCGCCAGGCCAACCGGGCCTATTCCGATTCGATGCTCTCGGCCGGCGTGAACAACACCTACACCTACGGCGAGTTTCTGGAAGAAATGCGCCGCGCCGTGCGCCGTCAAGGCCACGGGCGCCTGGTCCTGAAAATCTCGATCGAGACGGTGATGGCCGCCCTGCCCCCGGAAATCAAGGCGGACAAGACCAAGCTGCAAAACGCGCTCGATGCGGTGAAAACCAAGATCGAGGAAAACCTGAAAGGCATGAACCCGGAAGACGCGCTGGTGATCTACGACACCGTGACCCCGGACATGCTCAAGGCCCAAGGGGAGAAAAGCGACTATGTGCCGCTGATTGAAACCTTGTCCGGCCTGCTGGCTACCTCGCTCAAGTCCAACCCGTCGATGCTCGGCCTGCGCATGCAGGGCTCGCAATCGTTGAGCAACACCGAAAGCCTGGTGTTCCTCAAGATCGCCAACGCCGCCCGCCGCCCGGTCGAAACCAACCTCTCGCGCATCCTCACCCTCGCCGCCCGCCTGTACGGCGCCGACGTGTACATCAAATTCCGCTTCGACCCGATCAACCTGCGCCCGGATCTGGAGCTGGAAGCGTTCAAGACCATGCGCCAGGCGCGGACCCTTGAACTGTTGTCCGAAGGCTTTTTGACCGACGACGAAGCGGCCTGGGACCTCGGCACCGGCCCACGCGCCCCGGGTGCCCCGCCGCTGGCCGGCACCGGCTTCCGCCGCGGTAGCGGCGGCATCAATGCCAACGACGCCAGCCCGAACGCCGACCCGCAGGGCCGCGCCCTGCAATCGGATGAACCGAAAAAAGCCGGAGGCGCGAGCCAATGACCGCCAAGCGCAGCAACAAACCCCGCGGCCAAAGCCTGCAACTCGGCGACATCTGGTATGGCGACGACGACAGCATGCTGTCCGCCCGCACCAGCCTGACGCAACTGACCGCGCTCGATCCCAAGTTGTATGCCGGCGGCGATGACGAAGACGAAACCTTCGACGGCTTCCCCGAGTACAGCTACATGCTCGCCCGCCACGGCGACATCGGGGTGCTCAGCATCAGCGGCAGCATGGTCAGCAAGGAAACGTTCTACAACCGCTATGTCGGGTTGTGCTCGTACCAGGAAGTGCGCAACGCCGCGATTGTCGCCGCCGAGTCCGGTTGCCGCGGCCTGCTGCTCGACATCGACACCAACGGCGGCAGCGCCGAGGGCATCGGCGAACTGTCGGACTTCCTGTCCTGGTTCGATAAGAACGTGATCCCGATTTACACCTACACCGGCACCAAGATGTTGTCCGCCGGCTACTGGATGGGCTGCATCGGCCGCAAAGTTTTCAGCTCCGCGATGGCCATGAACGGGTCCATCGGCGTTGTGAGCGCACATTTCAGTTACGCCCGGATGCTCAAGGAACAGGGCATCGACGTAACCATGCTTCGCCAGGGCGAGTTCAAAGCGTTGGGCTCCCCCTACGAAAAGTT